AAGATATTGATTTGTCAATGCAAGGAATGAAAATGAATATAGCTAACCCTTTAGAGCATAAGAACATTGCAGAATAGTAAAATAGAAATAATGATTTAAATATTTAAAATAAATGCCTCGCTTATCTACTACACAAAGACAAAGAACACAAAACAATCCATTAACTCTTGGTCCTTTTAATCAGTTATCTATACGTTTACTCACTGGTACTCTCGGGCCTGTTAATAAAGTCGTTCCCAACGGCTATGGCGGAGGTTCTTATAATCATTGGTTTCGTATTGATATTGCATCACCTGCATGGATTATTCTTGCCAAAGGAGGGCAAAAGAAAAAATATCTCGACCTTTCTGTTTATGATTTAAATTTAGTTCCTATTGCAAGTCGAGGAATATTTGATCGAGATAGTATCCAAGAAATAGAAAATGATACTGTTTATTATCCCTATGAAGGACAAGTAATGAGTGCAGGTTCTGATTTATATAATAACTTTGATAGGTTAAGACTTGATGGCGGAGATGATCGTTATTTTCCCTTGCAAACAGGCGGTTATTTATTATGTATTTCATCAACAAGAAATGAAAAACTTGACTACGAAGTAGGTATGGTTGTTGAATTTCCTGTTACAACTTTTGATTTAATACTTGAAAACTTTGATAAATTTATTTTTGAAAATGGTGATTACATAAGAGCAGATACTGATCCTGGTTATATAGAGTTAGATCGACATAACCATTCTTTGTCTGAATGGAAGACTGCTTGGGAAAGAGAACACCAACAAACACATCCTTTTCCTGCTATCTTGTTACCATATGCCACTAGACCGTGAGTGATGAGTTACAGAATAAAACGCAAAAAAATAACTCAATCAATAAAAATAAATCAGAAACAATTTATCAAGCTGCGCTTAATTCCATGGGTGAGGACGACGAATGGTTGTGTGTGGTTAGTCAGCATGGCCGTTTGCCGATCCAAAAGACAAGTAAACGATTGGATGCAAGAAAGAAAAAACAAAAGAAGCCGTCAATTGAGATTGAATTTGACAGGTAAAGAAGCTATGAAATTACAATTAATAGGCGTAAAAATTTTACGTGAGTGGATTAATTTAATACCTGCGGGAGATTCTTTGGCTTTTAGGTGTGACTCAGCAAAAAAAGAAAAACAATTTCGTATTTGGAAAAAATGGTTCCAAAAGAATGAAGATTCTAATTGGATAATCAAAGAAGATATAAAAACATTTTTTTACTACAAATCTATACATATAGAATAAAAGAGTGTATGGTATTTTTATGGAACATTTGAATCAGTATTTAGAAGCTTTATTGGCAGTCCATGCAACTGCTAGTGTCATCACTGCTTTAACGCCTACTCCCAAAGATGATGCGTTAGTTTCAAAATTTTATAAAATTTTAGAAACTATTGCACTTGTTGTTGGTAAAGCTAAGCAACGTTAGTTTTCAACAGGTTGAAACCAAAAAACAACACCTCCTTGTTCATCAACCCATTGTTTTGTAGCGTAAGCCTTGTCTTTATCAAGGGTTACGCATTTTTTTTCTTTTCCTACTTCCCAACAAATATTTACTTTGATTGGTTTATCTTTTTTAGGTTTCATTTTTTTTAACAAGTAATGCCCAACCAGTACCATTGCCATCGCATTCCCATCTTTTTAACCAATTTTTTCGACTGTAGTAAATGGCTTTTCCAGCAGCATAGTCAGTATTGATATATCCTCCATTAATCATATCAGCATCGCCATAAGGATCATGATGAATAAAATTATCTTTGTCAAAACCAATCACACAGGTCCAATGCCCACCTCCTTGAGGTTTAGAAACAGGACCTTTGTGTAACCAACCAACTGCTACTGGTCGTTTATTTCTAATTTCATTTTCAAGTACCGCAGGATTTCCATTAGTAATAAATTTTGCGTTTAATCCTAATTGCTGCAATGTTTTTACCTGTGCAACGTATTCAGTTGAATCTCCATGTTTGCTTCTAATGTGATTGTACTCATCATCAGTATCAATGACGCCATAATAACGTGCAATCATGGCACAAGTAGAAGAAAAACATTCTCTAAAGCCAGTGCCTGATTCATTATCTAATTGATACTCATAAGGAATATCTAAAACCAATTCATCAATAACATTTTCTAAATTGCAACCAGGTACCTGCAACTGCTTGTCCATTATCTGGATTAATTTTTTTGAGTAATCTGGATCAGTTGCATAGCCTTCTTGCACTAAAAGTTCAGCACATTCATTTCTGTTTTTTGCTCTATTAACTCCTTTGTAGCCTTTATAATCTTTGTACCATCTGTTTACCAGATAGTTTACACATTCGTCTAATGAATCAAAGTTTAAAAACCCATCTGTAATGGTAATCCACTTATTGTCAATAAATTCATTAGTTATACAGTCTGATCCACCAGGGCCTTTCAATCCAAAGTAGTTGTATTCACCTGAAACATGTTGTCCCCATCCAGATTCTAAAGCCCATTGAGCAGCTACACACTCTGGATAAATAGCACCTGCTTTTTCGGCTGAGTTAAAGACTGCATCCCAGTTATTCTCATCAGTATTATTTTTTGTTTCTCTATATTTAGATGCAAAAATATTTAAAACTTCAGGCGATACTTTAGTTTGCAGCCAATTCCAGGCATCAACCTGATGCTGCGCAGCAGTGTAATACTTGGCAGCATCAGTGAATTTAATTGTCATTTTTATTCTCTATCTCATCAATATTATATCAATTACCTTGTATTTAACGTTTATTTTTGATTTTGCATTTTAGTTAGATACTCTTTAAAGTTTCCTTCATAAATTTTGGTTCCAATGTGCATGCAAGTTGTATCTGTTGCAACCCAAATATCAAAACCAAGTTCATGAATTTTATGACAGAGATTAATATCTTCTCCAACAAAATTTTCATTATCAAAATCATATTGACATATATTTTTTAATTTTTTACCTCTAAAAATAGTTTCTTTACTGTTGTCCGCTAATTTCTTTAAAACTTTTTTACTTAATTTTACGCAGCCTGTACCAACGGATTCAACTTTAATATAAGAATCTACTGATGTCTTGTTTAAATCATAGTTTACATTATAGTGTTCATCGTCTGATTTATTTGGTACCGATAAAGCAATAACATCTCGATTGTCTTTTAAAATATCAATAATATGCAAAGGGTTAAAAAATGTGTCGGAATCAACAAAAAGTAAGGCATCATATTTATTTTCAATTGCCATTGTTAAAAGTTGATTTCTTGCCATAGGCAAAATACTTTCATATGACAACATTGAAATGTTAGTTTCAATATTATTAATTAAAGCAAGTTTTGATAATTCATGACAAGCAAATGCATACCAGGCATCGACTCTTCCATCAAGAGACGGAGTGCCAATTAAAACACGCATCGGTAATTTCTTATTGTTTCCTGATGCTTGTTTAATTTTCATTGTTGTATTTAAATTGAAATTTTATTTTAACAGTTTTAGGGAATAATTGTTGTTTTAATTAATCCCTAAAACCCATAGCAATTAACCTAAAGTATTAATATCAAAATTATTTTCTCGTGTTTCCGTAGAAGGGTTGACGATACTACCATACATGCTGTCAAAAACTTGATCTAAGTGTGCAGTGCTGCACATACCAAGAAGTTCTGCCTTGGTAAAATCAGTAGGAACTTTGTTAAGATACTCAACATCAACCTGTTTGCTAAAGTCACGAGTTAAATCGTTACAAGTGTAAACAATAGTTAACTCCCATTCTTTAACTTTGCCGTTGGTTTTAACGGTTGGAATTGCTTTTGAAAGTGCTTTAGTAGCACCACTTGCATATTGGAAAGTCATAAATAAATCCTTTTGCAATTTCTATTGTACCTAATACTATGGCTTTATGGGCCAATTAATATTCCAAGGAAATCCAGTTTGTTGTGTAATATCCCTTAATAACTGGCGATAAGTAAGCCAAAGAGCAGAGTCTACGGGAGAGTCTGGAAGTTGTGTCCAGTCTGAATTAATTAAACAACGATCTCGTTCTGCGCGAATATTAGCGCTGGCTTGTTCTTCAGGCAACTTTTGTAGTTGCCATGTTTGAGTCCATGTGCCATCAATAAGTTTAACGTTTTGTCTAACACGATGTGTTTTACTGTCAAAATCAGGAGTTGCTGTAGGGGTGACGGGATATACATTAAAATCCGCCAGTGCATCTTCGGTTATAGGGTTTGGAAAAGAAATATTAGGATTTTCTTTTTTAAGATCTCCAATATTATATGGGAACTTGACAACTTTAGTGTTAATAATTTTTACAAACATAATAAAACTTTGATAAAAATTCAAAGGTCATAAGACCAAAGGTTTCCGGCATTTGTTGTATTAGCAATATACATCTTAGTACCATCATTGTTAAAATGCAGACCTCTTGTAATCACTGCTTCCGAATGTGTACTAAAAAAAGTTGAAAAACTAGCACTAGATACATCCCATGCAATTGATAAATCATATTCATTTATGCCGTCACTGGAATATCCACTAACGTACATTTTTTTACCATCAGGTTTAAAAAATAAACCCCATGGGGCTGCTTCTTGTCCTCCTATATAAAAAGATTGCAAGAAACTAGCACTAGATACATCCCAAGCTGGTGATAAATCATATTCATGTACTCTGTCGCTAGTCGCACCAATAATATACATTTTATAACCATCATCTCTAAAATATAAAGCTGTTGGAGTTGTCTCTTGTGCTCCTACATAAAAAGACTGCAAGAAACTAGCAGTAGATATATCCCAACCTGGTAATAAATCATATTCATATACTCTGTCGTTAGTCGCACCAATAATATACATTTTTTTGCCGTCGCTAGGTCTAAAAAATAAACCGTATGGCGTTCCGTCTTGTGTACTTACACTAAAATACTGCAAATGACTAGCAGTACTTATATCCCAGGCAGTTGTTAAATCAAATTCATTTACTCTGTCAAAACTTAAACCAATAGTATACATTTTATAGCCATCAGGGGTAAAAAATATATCCATCGGAGAAGTATCGTAATTACTTAATTCGTAATAATTTGTTGTAGGTGTAGTATAAGATGCTGATGATATATCCCAGTCTGTTGATAATTGATATTGGTAAATACTATGGTAACCTGAATCAGTTATGTACATTACCCTACCATCAGGTTTAAACCATAGACCTAATGGAGAAGTTAAGAATGGAGAAGTTGATTGTAGTTGCAAAGACTGGGAAAGACTAGCACTAGATACATCCCAAGCTGGTGATAAATCATATTCATATACTTTGTCAGTAGTTGAACCAACAATATACATTTTATAACCATCATCTTTAAAAAATACTTGCCATGGAACTGAATCTTGTCCTCCCACATAAAAACCTTGTAAGTAACTAGCAGTACTTATATTCCAGGCAATTGTTAAATCATATTCATGTACGTAGTCAGTGCCGTAACCTATGACGTACATCTTATAGCCATTAGGTTTAAAAAATACACCTGTTGGGATATTTTCTTGAGTTCCTACATAAAAACCTTGTAAATAACTAGCACTAGATACATCCCAAGCTATTGATAAATTATATTCACGTACGTAGTCAGTAGTGTAACCAACAATATACATTTTATAACCATCGGGTTTAAAATATAAACCTTTTGGATTTGCTTCTTGTGTCTTTACAGAAAAAGATTGCAAGAGACTAGCAGTAGATATATCATATGCAGTTGTTAAATCATATTCATATACACTGTCACTTGTATTACCAATATGATACATTTTGAGACCATCATCGTTAAAAACGACTTGTCCCAAATTAGATTCTGTAGTAGTAAGATAATTTACCGGTGTGCCTTTAAAACTAGCATTTGATATATTCCAGCCAGTTTTTTGACTACCTGCTGCAGTCAACAAATAAGATGCAAGTAAACTCATTATGCAAAGCTCCCGCCATATGCACCGTAAAGGGTGGTGTCAAACTTCCAGAATATTAGTATATCATCATCAGTAAATGTTGGAGCAGTGTTACCAGCAGAAGTAACCCAAGTAATTGTGGGCCATGTCAAAGTATAACTTGAACCAGAAATTAAATGCATTAATACAGATTCACCAGAAACTAAGGCTTCAGTAAATGTTGTATTTGCACTTACTGTTCTAGATTGAATACCCCCATTGGCTGGATTTATTTCAGTACCTGTTATTACTGCGGTTGTTTGTGCAAATGCATTACCGCTAACAACACCTGCATCGTCAACATAAATTCTTTCAGTAGGACCAGCACCAATTCTAATAATTCCTTGATCGCTTGATGAACCTGATATTTGTCCAATAATAGTATTATCACCTGAAACAATAGAATAACCTGCTTTATAACCTATTCCAATATTTCCTGATCCACTAACATTACTATAAAGTGTTTCAAAACCAACTGCAGTGTTACTATTTCCAGTTGTATTAGCAGTTAAAGAAGCATAACCTAATGCAGTGTTACTATTTCCAGTTGTATTAACATATAGGGAAGCATAACCTAATGCAGTATTGTATTGTGCTGTAGTATTAGTGTAAAGAGAAAGAGTACCTACTGCAGTATTGTATCGTCCTGTAGTATTACTAAATAATGTTTGTGAACCTACTGCAGTATTATCATTGCCTGTAGTATTAGACAATAATGCTGTATGACCAATTGCAGTATTGTTTTGCCCAATGCTTGTTAATTTTAACGCATTATAACCTGCTGCAGTATTGTATTGTCCTGTAGTATTATTTAATAGTGTTTCTGAACCTATTGCGGTGTTATAACTTCCGGTAACATTACCAGATAATGCCTGATAACCTACTGCAGTATTGTATTCTCCAATTGTATTAACATATAGCGAAGCATAACCTACTGCAGTATTATTATTTCCAGTTGTATTATTATATAAGGAAGCATAACCTACTGCGGTATTTTGACTACCTGTAGTATTGTAATTAGAACTTAGATTACCTAATGCAGTATTGTACATTCCAGTAGTATTACTATATAATGTATTCCAGCCAAATCCAACGTTCCGACCTACAGTAGTGTTATTTAATGACCAATTACCAAATGCGCAGTTATAATATCCTGTAACATTATTTTTTAATGCGTGATAACCTACTGCAACATTTGCGGCTCCAGTAACATTATTAGCTGCTACATAATAACCTAATGCAGTATTGTACCCTCCAGTAGTAGTGTTAAGTAACGCTTGAAAACCTACTGCAGTATTGAACCATCCAGTCGTATTACTATATAATGCCTGATAACCTAATGCAGTAGTTCCAGAATACTGATTAAGATTACTATATAATGCCTGATAACCTAATGCGGTATTGGCATTTCCGGTTATATTATTATATAATGCTTCATAACCTAATGCGGTATTGCATTCTCCTGTAGTGTTACTATATAATGCATCATGACCTACTGCTAGGTTATAACTTCCTGTCGTATTATATAATGCCTGATGACCTATTGCAGTATTGCGATTTCCAGTTACATTTTTCCATAATGCCCGATAACCTAATCCAAGATTAGCATTTCCGGTAACATTACCAGATAATGCTTGATAACCTACTGCGGTATTAAAATGTCCTGTTTGATTAAGAAATAGGGCCTGAGTACCTATTGCAGTATTATATACAGATGCAGTAGAAGCATACATTGCTTGGGAACCTACTGCAGTATTGCCCCATGTTGTAGTGTTAGCTTTTAATGCTTGAAAACCTACTGCAACATTTGAATATCCATAAGTATTGCCGGATAAAGCTTCATAGCCTATTGCAGTATTATTATGTCCAGTCGTATTAACAACTAATGTTTTATAACCTAATGAAGTATTTCCTGTTCCGGTACTATTAACATTTAACGACTGATAACCTATTGCAGTATTATAACTTACTAAATTATCTTTTAATGCTTCATAACCAAGTGCAGTATTGCCCGATCCGGTAACATTAGCTTTTGATGAGTACCAACCTACTGAAACATTAGCACTTGCTTCACAACCAGTTAATGCGTACCCACCTACTGCAGTATTGCCAAATCCACTTATATTGGCTCTTAATGCAAACACACCAAGTGCAGTATTATCTCTTCCAGATGTATTATTTATAAGTGCTCTCCAGCCTACTGCAGTATTGTACCCTGCAGTAGTAGCATTTAACGCTTGATAGCCTAATGCAGTGTTGTAGTCTCCAGTAATATTAGATTGTAGTGCTTGAAAACCTACTGCAGTATTCTCTTCTCCATAAGTATCAAGCTTTAATGCCTGATAACCTATTGCAGTATTTCCACTAACAAAGTTATATACGCCTGTTGCAGCTTCTACGCCAAGTGCAGTAGTAAAAGGTAATGCATTATCTGTTATACCACTAAGGGTTGCAACTGTACCCCAACTTAAATTACCAGCTGCGTCACTTAATAATGCATCACCAGAGGTAATTGCATCATTAGGTGGCAAAATCCAAGTGACATTAGAATTAACTGTAGTGGAAGATTTAAAAGCAACCCAATTAGATGAATTTCCGTCATATAATTTAATTTCACCTGTTGAAAGTATATTTAATTCATTAAAATATCCGGTATCTCCTGTAACTGTTGTTCCATATGCCAGAACAAAATTACCAGTGCCACCGTTAATTTGATTGCCTGTAACAGTAGTACCGCTAACAAGCGTAAATACACCAGTGCCACCTGTTAAATTAGTAAACTTACCAGTAGCTCCTGTAACTGTTGTTCCAGATACTAGAGTAAATACACCAGTGCCACCAGTTAAACTACTAAATTTACCAGTAGCTCCTGTGACAGTAGTACCGCTAACAAGCGTAAACACACCTGTATTACCAGTTAAACTACTAAATTTACCAGTAGCTCCTGTGACAGTAGTACCGCTAACAAGCGTAAACACACCTGTACCACCTGTTAAAGTAGTAAACTTACCAGTAGCTCCTGTAACTGTTGTTCCAGATACTAGAGTAAATACACCAGTGCCACCGGTAATTTGATTGCCTGTAATAGTACCACCACTAATAAAAGTAAATATCCCTGTGCCAACCGTTAAATGATCAAAGGTACCTGTTGAATGCGTTACACTTCCTGCTGTAATACTTTCACCAGAAATAATACCTTTGACTTCTAAATTAGTTCCATACCCATAATTAATTCCTAAAAAAGTAAAACCACTTGCAATTCCACCGCTATAAATAATTTCAGTATTAACTTCTGTTAAATCTAAAACTCCCGTGTATTGATAGTAACCATTCCCATCTGAAGAGTCATTTGTTAAAACTCCACTATCTTCAATAAGAACAATTTCATTTTGTGCAATAGTAATTGAAGTGCCAGAAGTTGTTGCGTTAACAATAAAATCGCCTGTTGTTGAAACTTGAGTAAACGTGGCTACTGCATAACCAGTAGGATTTGCGACTGTAAGAGTCACATCTCCAGAGCCACTTACTGATGCCTGGTAAAAATAAGAAGAGCCAGTTGATCCTATTCCACTTCCAAAAACACCTGATCCTGTAACCCAAATATCTTCAACAAAAAATGCGTCACCAGTAACAGTTAATTTGTATCTGGTAATGCCTGTGTCAACAGTTAATATACCAAAATTTCCTGTTGTACCGGTAATAGTAGTACCACTTACTAAAGTAAAAACACCAGTATCTACATTTACTGTTGCAAAATCACCAGTAGTACCTGTAATTGTGCCACCTGTTAATACATCAAAATTACCACCGCTACCTGAAATAATTAAACCTGTTATATTTTCATCTGTAAATAAACCACTGGCACCTGAAACATAGCCACCAGTAGTTGTAATGTTACCTGTTGTTTCAATAACGAAATTAGCAACTGTAAAGTTACCTGTTGTAAAACTAGCTGTTATACCTGTAATTAAAGTAACTCCAGAAATAGTAGTGATTATTCCACTAGTTCCACTGATGGTATCAAAATCCCCTGTGGCACCTTGAACAGTAGTTCCGGTAACAAGAGTAAATGTACCAGTTCCACCAGTTAAATTAGCAAACTTACCAGTGGTTCCTGTTACAGTTGTTCCACTGACAAGAGTAAAGGTTCCTGTTCCTGCCGTTGCTTGGGTAAAACTACCAGTAGAGCCTGTAACGGTGGTTCCGCTAACAAGCGTAAACGTACCAGTTCCACCTGTTAGTGTTGGAAATTGACCAGTGGTTCCTGTAATGGTATTGCCATAAATGGTTCCACCTGAAATAGTAGTACTACCTGTTAAATTACTAAAGGTAGCTGCAGAACCTGTAATTGTATCTGTGGAAATTAAATTGGGTACAACTAAATTTCCATAGTAACCACTTGCATTATTGCCTTCAAAATTAAAACCATTTCCACCACTGTAATTCAGTGTTGTGTTATCGCCTACAATATTTGTAGTGCCTGTATTTATATAGTAACCAGCACCACTTGCTCTATTAGCTACTGGTATGACTAATGGATCTTGAATATAAACAACACCACTTGGCTCAACAGTAATTACATCTCCTGATGTACTTGAATTTACTATAAAGTCATAACCAGTTGCTCTAGCAACTGTTGTAATTCCTGTAATTAAAGCATCTTCGCCAACGTATAATTTTTTACCAACAGTTAAATCGCCAGTTAGAGTTAAACTAGGAAAACTTAAAGAGCTTGTAAAAGTACCTGTTGCTGCTGTAATTGATGTAAAGTTTCCTGTATCGCCAGTGACTGTAGTTCCACTTATAAGAGTAAATGTGCCTGTATCGGTACTTAAATTATTAAAATTACCAGTTGCACCAGAAATAGTAGTGCCTGTTAAGTAAGTAAAACTTCCAGTGTCTGCCGTTAAATTACTAAAGTTACCTGTGTCTCCTGTAACATTTCCTCCTGAAACATAAGTAAAAAATCCTGACGTACTAGTTAAATTAACAATTTGTCCAGTTGTTCCAGTAATTGTTGTTCCTTTTACCGTATCTCCTGATACCAAAACAAAATTACCAGTACCTCCTGTTAATGTTCCTAATTGACCTGTTGTTCCGGTAACTGTTGCGCCTGAAACAAGCGTAAATTTTCCAGTGCCTGCATCTAATACAGAATACTGGCCAGTAGCACCTGTAATTGTAGTGCCAGTAATATTGGTCGCAGTAAATTTAGTAAAATTACCAGTGTCTCCTGTTATTGTTGCACCTGATATGGTGCTTGTAACTGTGACATTTGTGCCAGAAATTGTAGTAATACTGGCAGTAATACCGCTTATATTTTGACCAGTGACATTAGTAAAAGCACCTGTGGCGCCCGTAACAGTTTGACCAGAAAGTCTGACAAAATTTCCGCTGCCTCCAGTTATAGTTGTAACTGTTAAATCTAATATATTTCCGGTATCGGTAAAAAGATTACCAACATTTACAACTGCTCCAGTAATATTCGCGCCACTTAATAGACTAGTAAATGTACCAGTTCCTGTACAATTTAAACGATTAAAAGTACTTACACCTGTAACATCAATAGTTGCAGGAGAAAAATTTCCTCCGACAGAAAGATCTCCGGTAACCGTTAAGTTACCAGAAACAGTTCCGCCAGTTAATTGAAGATAATAAAAATTATAGTATTCTTTTGAAGAAGCAAACGTAAATTTTTTATTCTTTAAACCAGGGTCAACCTCAGAAACATCAACAAGCGTATACAGATCATCGTCTGCAATACTAGAGGCATTAATAGCGCCTAGTTCTGTAATCTTTCTATCAGCCACTTAACTACATACAACCTGTTCCATCATTATAAATCCCCTGTATCTGATTTATTTTTGTACTTTGATTTCAATTTTAGGTAAAATATTTGTTGCATAATTCCAGCAAGATTGTACCCCAAAGACTAATCCGCAAGAAATTGCAAGCATTAAAATAATTTCTGCGACTGTAAGATTTCTTCTATTGTTTACCAAGGGGGGGTTAACAATTTTGCTTTGAGCGGGGGGTTGCATTTGTTGTTGAACTTGATTTTGTTCAAATGCTAATCTTTGCTGCAAAGCCTGTTGAATTGCAAGTTCTTTAGCTTGTTTCTTCAGCTGCTCCAGCATTTCTGGGGTGATCTGTTGCTGAGGCTGACTGGAAGGAACTTGGCTTTCCATCTGACAATTTTGTTTTTTATACACTAGCATTAATTAAAACAAACTGCATGATGACTGGAATTAGAAAAGCAATAGAAGACGTTGCCCATGAACTAAAAGGAATTAAAAATATTCTTAATTCTTTATGGTTTGAAAAAACTAAAGACGATAAAACTATTTCTTTATGTCCTGATGCTTATGCCGATGAGTACGTTTCAACGGAAGAATGCGGACGCCGTTTAAATGTATCTGATCAAACAATTAGAAATTGGATCGCAGTCGGCCGAAATAAAGCTGACAAAGGATGGAAAGAAGGTATACACTATATAAATATTGCGCCTGATCCTGGAAAAAAAGCGATTATTCGTATTCCTTGGAATCAATTGATTCAATCTTTTAGTAAGAATAAAAAAATTGAGTCAAGCGATTTTTTCAAAAGCGCTTTATACAAAACCTCTCACAAAGATACTTTATAATATGGCACATCGTTTTGATGGAATTGATTTTTCAATTCTTACAATTAAAAACTATAAACAAATATTGCCAGAATCTTTAGTTAAACAGGTTTTATATTTTTTACCTCCTTTTGGTTCTTTTGATGATGGATGTCTTAGACGGTATCTAGAAAACATAAAAAATTATGAGGAAGAAGATGAAGGTTTAGGCATGACTTTAGCCAACCGATTAAGGTTGGCTTTTAAAGATATGCAAGCAGATACAATTTGTGGTAAATTTCCACTTGCAGAACTACCTTTAAAAAGACGACTGCGGTGCGTAGCTGAATACTTAATTCGATCGGGAGAATTTGATAAGTTAAAAGATGAAAACGGAAAGCTAATTAAAAAACGTGGCAACCTTGGCAAACTTGTTGTAATATACAAACCACTACCAAAACTATTAGACTCTTTATTAAAACAAGGTTTGATTAAACATGAACAAGAGAGAAAAATTAATTCGTGCGACCTTAGGTGAAGACATTAATGAGGAAAAACTTAAAATGTTAAACACAACATCCAAATTTATTTTGGGTGACATGTGTGAAATGTATAGAAAATTCTGGGCTATTGAAGGGCCTGGTGTTCTTTGTTTTCAACCTACTGGTCAACGTGCGGTATTCTTTTTAACTTTAAAAGAACTTCATGCCGCACAAGAAGAATGTGAGACACAAAATAATGGCGATTTAGCTGAAACATTTAGAAGAGTGTTGGCTGCAGCACAAAAAATTAACCCAGAAGAAAAAGCTGGTTATATTATTAATGACAATGAAGGAATTCGTTATTTTGAAGTAGATTACGAAAAAGACAAAGATTAATGGCAATACCTAATGTTCGCAAAGGTTTGAATGAAGACCGAGAATATATTACAAATTATGACTTGACTTCTGCTGCTCATCAATTATTGGGTGGCATTGAGTTAGACGTGGCAAGTTCTAAAGTTGCCAATGAATATATTCAGGCAGAAAATTTTTTTACTCCTACCGATGATGGTTTAAATGTACAGGACTGGTACGGTCGTGTTTATTTATTTCCACCTTCTGGTGCTTATTTCTGGAATAAAAAAGAAGATCGCTGGAAAATAACTAGGGCTTCTTCTCCTTCTTTAACTTCATCTCACGCTGTTTGGTTCCGTAAGCTTTACAGGTCTTGGTGGAAAGGAGATATAGAACAAGGTCTTTATTTTACCAACTGTCCTGATATGATTCGTTATGAACAAAAAATTTTTGATTTTCCTGTTTGTATTTTAAAAACAGCGCCAACACTAATAAAACATACCAGTGAAGGAATTGGCATACAGCGGACTTGTACTTCTCTTTTGGTTTATCTGCAGCCAAAACAAGACACCACATTTTTTACAGAAAAATTTATTGACATTTATTCCCCAAAAGGGCGCATAATTGTTTAATGTAGTTATACCAAGAAAATTCAAAATTTATGTCGGTGTTGTCAGACTGGGAAATCAAAGAGCTGGCTGAACAGCAGGACATGATTTCTCCTTTTATTGATTATTCATGTAAGGAAAAAGATGGGAAACGTATTCTTAGCTACGGACTTGGTTCTTATGGTTATGATATTCGTCTATCTCCTAGCCAATGTTTAATTTTTGGTGGCACTCAAAGAGGAGATTGTGATCCAAAAAATTTTAATTCAGATGATATTTTAAAAGCTGCTGAACTGTTAGAAGATGAAAATGGCCAGTATTTTATTTTGCCCCCGTATGGCTATTGCCTTGGTGTGGCTCAAGAACATTTAAAACTGCCCAGAGATGTGACAGTTGTTGCTGTTGGAAAATCAACTTACGCTCGTTCAGGTATTCTTGTTAATATCACTCCAGCTGAAGCTGGTTGGGAAGGTTATCTTACTTTGGAAATTAGTAATTGTACTGGTTTATTTAATCGTATCTATGCCGATGAAGGTATTACCCAATTAATTTTTCATCGGGGAAAGCCATGTCAAACTAGCTACCAGGATAGAAAAGGTAAGTATCAAAGTCAGAAAAAAGAAGTTGTTTTTTCTAAAGTTTAACCATAAGGTTTTCCAGAAAATCGTTTTGGTTTTTCAGCGTAGTTGGTTCCACCTGATTTACCAAAACGATCTCCTGAAAAGTAACCTGGCACATCTCCACCAGGACCTAATGGATAATCAATTTCCATTTTTTTTCTATATTTACCAGCTGCTTTAGCTGCTCTCATATAACTAGTAATTTGTTTTTCTTTTTGATTTGACGGACCAACAATATCAATATCTTCTTCTTCTAAACGTCTTAAATCTGTATTGTAAATTCGACCTGGATTTAAGTCTGTGACTTCACTTCCAGAGCTAGCTGAATCTTTTAAAGGATCGTAGTTTAAATTAAACAAGGTCTTTATCTAGTTTTGCCATAGTATTATTGTAAGAGGAATAAATCAATTAAAAAAATGTTGATGAATGCATCTAATTTTTTAGACAGTTTTGTAAAAGATGAAATTGATTGTCGTTGCTTAAGCGAAGAAACTTTTGGGCAACCTTTAGACAATGCAGATAATGATGTTCCTTTGTATGATATGTACAATCGTGGATTGTCAGCATGCGAAGAAGGTCTGGAGAGAACCAACCTTGCTCTGGAAGGAATGAAGCGTCCGGGTCGGACGGGTTACATTCCCAGTGTGGAGGATGCCCACATGTATCCGGGGACTCTGCCAATGCCAAGCAGCAGAGTGGGTCTGAATCTTCCTCCTGCGAGTATGACAACGGAAGCACTGATGTCCCAGCAACGTCAGGGATTGTAGATATTTATAGGTTTGAAGTTCCTGATATGGTTAACCACCCATCTCATTATTCTTCTGATGGAATTGAGTGCATTGAAGCCATCGAAGCACAGCTAACCAAAGAAGAATATAGAGGGTTCCTAAAAGGTAACGTTGCCAAATACCTTTGGAGAGAAAAGTATAAAGGGGGTACTGAATCTTTAAAAAAGGCTCAGTGGTATTTGACACGGTTACTTGAACTTAATTAATCTCGTTGACGCCAGTCTTCGTTTTTTTCTTGGCTAAACCATTGAACAATATCATCTGCACTTTTAAAACCGGTGCGATGATTTGTTGGGTCTGGATCACCAAGATCCATTGCATTCATAAATCCATCTAAACCATTTTGATTCATTTCTGGATTGTAAGAAATGCGTCTTGCTTTCCTGAGCATTTCACCTGCTGAACGATTTGCTTTGCCAAGCTTTTCAGCCCAAATAACATCGGTTAACTGAACTTCTTGTTGTCTTGCAATACGGTTGCAAATAAATTGCAACCGTAAACGATATTCTGTAGATAACATGGTTTTTATTTATTAAAAAGGTTCAAAAGGATCTTCGCCATCTTCTTCCTCTGGGGCAACGCAAGCAGCAAGTTCCGCTAATTCTAAATCAGTTGGAACATCAAAATCAATTTGAATATTTTCATTATCCATAATCTCTTTTACTGCTTGCCATTCTAATAATCGTTGATAATAAAGAGTTAACAGGGCTGAATGTAATTCTTCCCATGTCATGTCTTTAGCTTGTATCTCTGCTTTTCGCATTGAAAACTGAAGTTCTAATGGAAGAACAAATTCTTGTGGTTCAGGCGTGTTTTCCATTAGCCTCCGTTTTATTTATATTATTCTAATCCAACCAAAAGCCTTTATTGATATCGAATTCATTTCCAAAATCAGCTAGTATTTGAGGATTTATATTTTCTTCTAGTTTTTTGATTGCACGTACTTGATTTGGTGAAGCAACATAATTACGAAAAGCACGTAAAAGAATTTCAGTTGATCCCCAGGGGGATTCGTTAATTTCTTGAAAAAATAAATGAATTTCTTCTCTTCTTCTATCTACTAAGTTTCCAATAACATTGTGTTCGCAATCAAAAATCCAACGAGAAAATTGATCAGCGACTTCTGACCAGTTCTCATTTTCAATATATTCAGGAAGACCTGTAAAAATAAAAGCAGACCAACCAATGGAATGAATAAAAGAAATTAAAGCTTCTTTCATTGACTTGTCTAAATGTAAGTTTAATTTATTTAAATCATCTTCTATTAAATTAATTTCATCTTTGACATACTCTAATGCTTTTTTTTTAGTGCAACAGTGTTCTTTACATACAGGTTGTCCATCTGGATAGTACTGAGTTCCATAGCCAATAGTAAAAGGCGCATCCCCAGTGCATACATCGGGATACGCCTTTTCATTGAACCCTTCGTATTTACAGATTAACTGTATTGCCTTTGAAAAGTTCAAAATACTACTGGTAAATCATTACCAATAATATAACAATTTACTTGCCTTGACCACGTAATTTCTTTCTTCCATGATTAGATTTTGAATGTTTTCCTTGTCCCTGTTTGGTTTTTTTGGGAGCCCCCTGAATGTAACCACCGCCTTTTCTCATTGGTCCCTCAAGATCATTTCACATAACATACTAAATAAAAACGTTTTTAACCGCAAGTAGTCTTCCTGTTGTTGAACTGGTCTTCCCGGATAGCCAGGCCAATTTTCAATTGCATCACAAACTGCATCGTATAGATTTCTAACATCAGTAGTTTCAAATTCACATTGAATCACCATTTAACTTTATGCGACCAATAGCGTGCAGAGAATTTATCGGGATTCGGATCTTGTGCATTGTGTCTAGCATAATAAGATTTTTTTCTTGCTTTATCTTTTTCTGTTGTAGGATTTTTACCAGCGCCTTCTACCCCTTGTTGGCCAAACCTTACAATTTTTTCTTTACCATCCTTACATGCTTTTACTACATGTGATTTAGTGGCATGTCCTGGCGTTTTTCTAGGCTTATTACAAGCCATTTCATCCTTTGCTAATTTAGCTGCTTTAGCTGCTTTTTTTCTTTTTTCTGACATGTTTATTTAAAGTAAGGAGCAAATTCACCTAAAAATTCTTGAGCACTTTTTGATTTTGTATAAGTGTCTTCATCATCATATCCTAAGTCAAATACATTAAAAACATTTGTTTCTTTTTGAGTTGTTTGTTTTGTTGTTGTTTGATTTTCATCCGTTCCATCCGTTTCATCTTTTCCAAAATTAAGAAAAGAACCGATGTTTGAATATGCTGCTAAAGGATCACTTAATGCATCTTGCAATCCAAAACCAAATTCTAAACCTTTACCACTTTGTACTTCACCAAGTAATTCCATTTCAGAACGATCTACATCAGGTAAAAATGATTCATAAAATTCATCTTCTGTCCCTTGATAACCAGATTTTTGAAAACTTTCAAACAACCATGTTTTACCTTTGGGAGTTTCATTTGTAAAATCTTCAGGGCGGTCAATATATGTAATTCCTAAAATTTCTTGGTTTGGATCTTCTCGCTGTTCATTTAGATATTTAATATTTTCTCTAATTTCCAGGGCTGATCCTGTTCTCATGATATCAATAATGTATCCTTTTAAATCATCTAATGTACCTTTAAAATCTTCTAAACCTAAATCTTCTAAAATTTGATCGTATTTTTCATCGTAAGGATTTACTCCTTCTAGTAATTCATCTGCAAATTCTTCAGGTGTAATAAAACGACCAAAGGGGGAATCAATTGCTGCTGCTTTATCTTTTAAATAAGTATCAATAATGCTTTGTGCTTTATCTGTAACAATAGTGCTATTTAATAAATCAAGTGCTGGATCGTAGTCGTTGTATTGACCAATAATCCAGTAATGTAATTGCGCAAAATCATCTTTACTTAACGTCCACTTTCCTTCTTCATTAAAACCACCTAAACCATATCTATAAGCTTGTGCATACCATGTATCACCCATCGTTGTTCCTGGAATTTCATTTTTAAAATTATTTTCTTGTGCATCTTCCCAATCTTTATTAACTGTCTCACTTTGATTTTGCAACTCTTGTTCTTTTTGCGGGTTTACTCTTGCTCCATTTCCCATAGGATCAAAATAAAAATCAGTATTAAATTTAGATGTTTCTCCACTGCGCTTTTGAAGTTCTTCTAAATAAGCATTGGCTTGAATTTGTCCGGCATTTCTTAAAGCAAAAGCTAAATCTTCTGTTTGAAAAGGATTTTTTTCTTCTTGGCGAACATCCATATATTCAACAAATTCATCCATTGATCTGGATGTATCAAATCTTGGTTTTAAATAATCATTAACAAAATCTCTGGCAAATCTACCAGCAACTGTTTCATCTATTCCATCAATAGTTAAGTTGTTTCCTAGTTCTTCATCAATAGAATCGATTGCATTTCTTTGATTAGTAATTAAATTTTCTATTTTTTTTATAAATTCACCATATTCAGAAACTTCATTTCTTGTTGGACTTGTTTCTTGTATTAAATTTAATATGTCTAAAGATGATGTACTTAATGCGGCTCTTTCTGCTTCTGTCAAAGCGTTTAAACTTTCTGGATTTTCAAGTATTTCTTCTTCTTTTATTGCTTGATCATTTAAATAATTAATTAACTCGGCTGTGTCATTAAATCCTGCTGCATCTAAAAATACCGCATTAAACTCACCTTCTTCTTGATTGTATGGATCAACACCTAGATTGCGGTTTAAAAATTTATTAAATGCGGTTAAAATATTTTCTTTTATTTCATAGGGTTGATAGCGTTCTTTGTTTTCTTCATAGTTGGGCGAATATCTCTTGCTTAGTGTATCTTTAAACCATGTTTCCCAGTTATATTCAACACTGTTCTTTAAACCTGATATTGAACCTTCTAATTTATCTTCTAATCTTTTTGCATAATCTCTACCCCTATTTGACATTGGTAGTATTCCACCAATGCCGCTGTCATTTAAAAATGAATCAGCAATTGTTTTTCCAGCATTAAAAACTTCAGAAAAAGAACCTAATCCTTGATAAAAAGCAATGTTTTGTTCTTTGGCTTTTTGGTTTTGAATTTCAGCAACTGTTTGCTGTAATGCATCTTTTGTTAGATTACCAAACTGACTAACCTGTTGAAGTCTTTCTTGACCAATTAAATTATTGATCATATCTTCAAATTCTGTTATGTAAGCATCGCTTCCGGCTTCACTTTGAATATTTTCTATTGCTGTTGTATCCGCTTCTCTTTGAGATTTTAAAAACAAACTAACAAAATCATTTGGTTTATCTTTACTAATTTCAAAAACAGGGATACGACCACCAGTTAAACTTTCTGTTGAATACGCAGGATCATTTTGTAATTCTTGCCAATAGCGATAGTCTGAGTTTTTTTCATCTCCTGATAAAGCTGCTTCATATTGTTTTTTCCAATAGTCATTGTTTTTTATAACATCTAATTCAGAGTTTTCATCTAAGGTAACACCTAACTGTTTATCTCTTATGGTCTGTATACTTTCATCTGTAATAATATCTTCTGCTTGTAAATTTTCTCCTTCGTATTTTTTTAGATCTTCTGCTTCATTTGCTCTAACATTTTCACCATTTAATACTCGTTGAGTATAGTTAAATCTGTAAAAATTAGTAGCATCATAGTCTTCTTTGTTTTCTTTAGATGCAAAATCAGTTTTACTAACTGCTCCATATCTGCTTAAAAGATCAACATCATCAAGCGCAACAATATTGTCAAATTTATTTTTTGCTTCAATATCTTGAGTTTCATAATAATTTTTATTAAAATTTCCATAGGGCGGCTCTTTAAAAGAATTATAAGCTTCAGGGGCTAAACCTTCTTTAATATAAAAAGTTCTAAATAACTCTTCATAGCCTCTTTGGTCTGCAACATTTAAAGAAGTTAATGCTTTTAATAAACCATCTCTATTTTCTAAATAATTACCCGTTTGATTTCCATTGATATTATTTTTTTGATCAAGAAAAGCTTGATGAGCAGCATCTAAAACTTTATTCCTTTTATTTGCTATAGCAACCTCAGCATTGTAATTGTTTGTTTTTTCTTGATTTCTGCCTCTTTTTTCGGCATTTTCTGTATTTATTTTAGTTACTTGTGGTTGTGTGTTTCTTAAAGCACTATTTACTTGTTCATTTGCTTCTGCATTTTTTGCGCCTGATGCACCAACACTTACTGCTCTCCCATCAGCTTCATAACCATAACTTGCAATCTCTGTACTTCCCCCCGGTACAGCACCTCCAGGTGCTGTATATCTAACTTCTGAGCCTTTCCAGTTATTTGCAGATGCTGATGGAACGTGTGCTCGGACAACAGCACTTTGAGTAGTTTCAAGTGTTGGATAAACAGGAGTTAGGGGAATATTTCCTCCTAATTTAAAAGGCAAAAGTAAAGTTATATTATTTCTTGTATAACTAAGTTTTTCATTATCATCAAGATTTGGATCATAGTACAAACTTGTAGATGGATAATCTGCAGTAGTTGTTGTACTTGTTTGACTGTTAATTACAGAGCTAGGGTAAGCTTGTCCTTCTAGTATTTCATTATCTAAAAAAGTATTTTCTTGAATTAAATCTAGATCACTACCAATAATAGTTTCTGCTTCAGGTGGTGGTGCTAAGGTTGCTTTTTGTTCCTCTAATTCTTTTAAACCTTGTTCTATAGCTTGTTCAGTTGTTAAAGTACCTCCGTGTGGAATTGTGGGCTGAACAGATACATTGGGAATATTTTGCACAGGAATCCCTGCTGCCATCCCTGGATTAAAAATAATAATTGGACCCGTCATTTATTTATGCAGCTTCTGGATCTGGAGACAAGTTATTTACATTATAAGATTGAATACTGCAAGAAATGTAAGATACATCCATCCAGTCTTTAATTCTCTCTAGTCTTTCTTGACAAAAGTATTTCTGTTCACGAAACCATTCTTCCATGTTGCAGCTACCTTTATTACTATTACAACGTTGGCAAGATGGAACCAGGTTATTACGATTACTAGAGCCTGATTTAAAACGAGGAATAATATGATCTAAAGATGTTGCTGGTCTACCACAATAACCACAACAGTGGTTCCAGGCTTCATATATTGATTGTCGATAACGTTTTTTGGCTAACCGAGGAGTGACTTCAATGAGCATAGAGAGGGGTTCCTTCTCGTCATTGAACATCTCTTCAGTTGCGGTTACTTTATTTTAAGATTCCTAAATTCGTATAAAAATAAAAAATGTTTATTAAAGCCATTAATAAGTTTGTTTTTCTATGTACTTTAAATATGCAAGCCAAATTCTTCCATGGCAAAAGCACCTGAATCAACCGGATGGTTCTCCATCAACAAAGCAGAGGAGATGCTTGGCTTAGACCGCAAGACTCTTTTCCGTTTCCGTGATGATGGGACCCTTAAGCTTGGCACCCACTTTACAGCATTTCCTGGGAAAACCTGGTCAAGAGACAGCTATTACTGGAACGTCAAAGCCGTTCAGCGCTTCTTGCAGAAACAAGCAAGCGATCAACAACCAATGGCTGCTTAACATTTGTATAGTATTGTTTCCTGATTTTATAAGCTAATAATAAATCTGTAATATTTAATTCAATCCGTTGATTAGCCATCTCTTGATACAAGTTATAGCACAGTGTTCTAATACGGCCCCATAATCTTTGGGGTCGTTTTTCTTTTAAATTAAATAAAATAACCCACTGTGGATGCAGTGGGTAAATAGGACGTTTTTTATTTTTAATAAAAATAGTATTATTGGGACCCCATTTAAAGTCCCATAGCTTATCTGGTTTAACGCCATAAGTGGCAATCATGCCATAAAGCCACGCAACGTTTTTTAATTTACTAAAAGAAAGTAGTTTAAAATAATCGTTTACAATTCGTTGATCAGTAGGAGGAGCGAGTTCCATAGGTCTTTAATCGGTATTAACCATACTGTATATACTGGTCAAACCATTGCTACAGAACCATTAGTATTGCTTTGGTATCTGAGCTTATTATTAGTATACACTAATTAATTAAACACCACTCGCAAAGGCTGCCCAACAAGCTCCTAGGGCTTCTATAGTTGATGTTTCACCACTCTCATAAGGTAAATTAACTACATCACCAGCATGGTATACAGTGGGTACTCCACTCGCTTTAATGTTACTAAATCCGTATTTGCGAACATTAATTTGTTCTTCTGAAAGAACAAAAACACCATCAACAATGTCACCAAAGTTAGACATTAACTTGCCGGCCTCCCACCTTGATATGGAATGTATTCTTTACCATTTTTATCATACATTCTAAAGCTCGACATTTGAACAAAGTCACTTGGTATATTGAATAGTTTCTGTGCCATTGGCATCATCATTGGAGCACCACAGTTATAAGGTGGTACATCCATTTTAGATAAACCATTTTTTACAATTTCATATTCAGCTTTTTGATTATCTTTATTGGTTTGCTCTACCAGTTTTTGCTCCCATTCTGTTAAACCTTCTGCTGTTCCAACCGGAAAATCGGATGGCTCTGGCGGAAATACTTTTTCAGCAAATTTCATTGCATAGATATGTTTGCAATATCGAATTTCATCCAATAAAGGAGTCCAAAAGTCTGTAATTGAAGTTATGTTATAAGATCCATCTGGATTTCTTGAACTGTCATAATCGTTATAGCTGGGCATGCCTTCTGACTTTGCACCTTCAATAGAAGGTAAAGGAGTACTTCTTGTGTATACACCACCAAAATCTCTAAACATGCCAGGGCGATCTCTTAACGCACCTCGTTGTGTATCACTGGTTGGAGTAACCTGAGGTGGTATTTCGTATTCAGCAGATGGAGCAACCACTTCCATTGCTCTATCTTCAGTTCCTTTTGACATTGCTCGATCATCAGGAATTGGATTTCCAAAACGATCTAGTTGTGGGCGCACCGTAGGTATAGGGCCAACACCAGTAACAACTTCACCTTTATACATTCTTTCAAAACGACCTGGTTTTACGGTTGATGCTTTGGTACGTGGAAAAATTTTATTATTGCTTGTGCTTCCAAGTTGGGAAATATAAGCATAATCTCTTCTTGTAAAGTCTTGACATGAACAACAATATCTTGTCCCAGTCATCATGAATCGACCTAGTTGAGGACTTGTTCTTGCTGGTGTGACAAAAACAGCGTCCGTGGTTGATTCAACTGAACCTTGTTTTTGTAATTTAATTATTCCAGTGGCTTCTTGTGTTTCTACAACAACAGCTTGAATATACCCATATCTTTTTTGTGTTGTTGGATCAATTGTTTCTGAAGTAATTGGAGCACCACCATCAAAAACTATTCTGGTTTCAAATATTTCACCATTCATTGGATAAAGGGGTGGTCTACCAGGTCCTGTAAACACGTATAAAGGGGCTGGTAAAGGATTAAAAATACTCCAGTTTCCTGCTAATTTAACATACCAATAATCTTTGTCCTCTGTTACTGATAATATAGACGCTTTAGTTCCTAAGCCATCATTAATATTATCTAAACGTAAACTTCCGCCTAGTCTTACACCGGCCCAGTGCATTCCAAGTTCTTTGTTCTTAGTTGGAAAACCTTGAAAAACACCTGGTATTCTTGGTTGTTGTCCTGTTGTTGGAACAGTGCCTACAGGAACAATATAATCAAATGGATAACTATAGACTTGCCCTATAGAACTATTTGAATAAATTTCAAAACCTCTTCTCCAGCGTGACCAAGCTGATTCTCTATTGGAACTATAAATTGAATCAGGAACTGAGCCTTTAGAAAACTCAGTTCTGATTGGTGTTATGCCTTTAGGTTCAATACTTTTTGATTTAGCAAATGAATTAAAAGAACCGAAGGAGTTTCCGTTCTTTTTTCCCATGATTAGAAGAAACCGCCTTGCGCTGAAACATGAAGACCGTTGGTATAACCACTAGGGAAAGGACCATCAGGAACCACGCCAACATAAATACGGTCACCTTTCTCTAAATAAATGCCTTTATTTCTAAGAGGAACACCATTTGTTAAGCTTGAAGTATCCCCTGCTTGTGGCATGGGATAAGCAACTTCAGGCATTACATCAGAACAATCAACTTGTTGTGTGTTAGCCGGAACAGTTTTTGAAAATAAAATTTGATAATCACCACTTGCGGGAATAGGCGTCGTAGTTCCTCTTGTGTGGTAAAAAACAACTCTTACAGGATCTTGTTGACCATATGCAACACCTTCATAGGTAAAACCAGATGCAACTGTATAAGTTAAACTACCAAGTAAACCGGTAACTGCAGACGCACCTGTATATGTGTAATATCCATAACCAGAGGTTGCTGCGCCTGTGGCAGTGATATCAGAAATTAAAACAACTTGACCACTAGAAATATAAACAGCATTGCCAGAGGAAGCTGTTGTTAGTGTGTAATCAGGTGCTCTAGTTGCATCATCTCTAATAATAGAAATAGAATCAACGACTCCACCATTATTATTGTCTTCGGTTAACTCTGCATCCATATCAACAAGAATGGATGGTGCTTGACCACCTTGCACAAACAATGTGGAAGCACTGCCAACGGTTTGTGTAGTTAGTCTTACTGAATCAAACAGCGGTCTATCTACAAGTAAAGGCTGTTTATTGGTGGAAGTTGAAGACACGGTTATCTATATTGTTTTTTTAATTATAGCTTATGCCATTTGATTAAACAGTGATTGGAATTGATTGAATTCCTTTAATCCATCCTGTGTTGCAGTTTCAAATAAACTTTCTGGATTTACTTGCATGTTAAAAAAATCTTGAAATGACTGACCATAATTATTTGTATCAGGCCGAAATTTAAAACGTGCAGCAGCAATAGACTGTGTTACTTTTTGTGGATCAAAAGGATAATAAGGAATCAACCTTGATCGATTAAGTTCTCCCGGTGTATAGTCTGTAGACCCTTGATCTACATAATCAGCAAATGAACTTAAGTTCATTGGAACATTGCTCCCATTTGTTGAAACAAAGTCATTGGATCTATTAAAGGTCTTTGTTGTAATACTTGATTTAATAAATTATTACTCATAATATCTGCAATACTTTTACGTTCTTCTGTTTTTTTAGAGTCACCCAAAGAAATATTAATATTAATAGGAATACCATCAGCAGTTGTAGCTGTGGCGGTATTTGAATAGGGTTGGTCTGGATCTACCAGGTTTTGGTTAAATGCCTCTGTTCCAGTAAGATTAGAAGCTCCTAATAATTGTTCTGATTGTTTATATAAATCTCCACCGCGAGCCATTCTTGGTGCAACAGAGGCTACACTAGTCTTATTGCTATCTTGTGCGTAAATATTTGCATTAGGATTACCGCCTAACACAGTTGCATAGGCTTTTTGAATACCCATGCCTGGTTTAAATCCTCTTCCTCTAAAAAATTTTTCTACATGTGGCATTTGCTCTGCCACAGAATACTTACCAATCTTGTTAGGATCTAAACCAACTTCTTGTCTTTCTGGGCCACCAAATTGAATTAAGCCGTAATAATTATTACCGCCTCCTCCCCAAACATTAGGGCGAAATCCCGACTCTTGAAGAATCAAAGCTCCCAGTTCATTGGGATCCATTCTTAAATTACGAGCTACTGCGCGAACAGCTTCTTTGTCTGCTTGAGTTAAATTTGCCATTACTTTGTGCCCCCTCCAAACTTGCTAAGTCTTCTTAGAAACTCTTGTGCTTTATCTTTTTGATCTTCTGGTAACCCAATATTTGTTTGATCGCCTAAAGAAGGAATTCCTTGATAACCATAAGAAGGATTTGTTGGATTGAATTGAGGGACATTGGTAACAGGAGGAACATAAGCTCCACTATAAGGACTAACGTTTACTCCTGGCATTTGATTACCAAATGCTGCACTGGGATTGAAATTTATTGCACCTTGAGCAGGCTGAGGCAATTCCATTTGTGCTAACAAAGGATTAAAAGTACCAATGGTTTCTGCTTTTCTTTGTTCTGATGTACCGTATTTTTCTTGGTGGATACGCATGCCAAGTTCATCAAGAACTTGATAATCTTCTGGTGTTTTAGCTTTAGCTTTTAAATTCATGTATTCTTGCATGGCACCAAAGTTTCCTGCTTGCTGACCAGGTACTTCAGGTGTTGTAGTAACAGGAGCATCTAAACCTCGTTTCCATTGTTCAGATTGTATCTGTTGTTCAGGAGAAAGAAAAGCTTGCTGACCAGGGAAACC